CCGTCCCCATTCTCTCGAAAAGGTCCTGTATCCAACTTTGTTCAAAAGCCTGAACTGATGCACTTCGGTGGAAATGTAATGGTGTTCGCAGGTAATAGCATACCGTTAGGCGTTAACTCAATTTGCCCAAATGGCTTTAAGCGCCACGATATAGGTACTAGCTTCTCTACGCCCTTAGTATCGACCATTGCTGCGAACTTGTTTCATAAGTTGGGAGACTCGGCTAGCCCCAACCTTGTAAAGGCATTAATGATTCACGATGCAAATATAAACTTTGGACATAAGGTCACTAAGGAATCTCGACCGTACATGGGTTGGGGGCTTCCTACAGATGCCGATTCCATTCTTGAAGTTAATGGTTACGAAGCCACAATAGTTTTTGAAGGCCATGCACAAAAGAGCTTTGAAGTTCAAAAGTTGCCATTCCCTATACCTGATTGCTTAAGAACTAAAGAAGGCAAGGTAAGAGCGGAGTTTTTTATTACACTCGTTTACCAACCAGAACTCGACTCTAAGAGCGCGTTTGAATATTGTCAGGTAGATGTAACTCTCGGCTTGGGTGAAATAAAAGAAGGGAAGTTTGATTCTAAAATACCTAGGCAGCAGGACAGCAGCAATTTTGAGAGTGAGCTTGTAAAAAATGGTGATAAGTGGTCTCCAACTAAGGTTTATCACAAGCGGTTCACCAAGGGTGTAGATGTTGAAGACTGGAAATTAAGGGTGAAAATTCTGGATAGAGATGGATATGAGGCGGAAGACGTGCAAGTTCCTTTCACTATACTGCTCACAATCAGAGATATAGACAAAGAAAAGCCAGTTTATAATGAAATGAGTCGTCTGATGGATCAGTATAACTGGGAAGTTTCTGATTTGGCTATCGAAGAACAGATTAAAGTTCAATAAGGTGTGGGCATTAGCCCACTTTAAACCCGCCTTCATACTCTACCCATTCCATCACTGCTGCTCGTATCCAACGTAGCGGTGATTTGCTAATTGGGTCTGGGAAGTTGCGGTTCTTGCGCCAGGCGATGATGGTGGTTCGCTTCTTATTGAAGAAGTCCAATACCTCTTGATGACACATGATCTTGTTTGAAGATTCAGGATAACGCTCTGCGTCATAAACAGGCTTTTCTGTTTCTTTCGCAGATTCAACTACGAAAGCAGGGGCAGAGTAGGTAAAGCTCATAGGTGATGTATTAAGGTTCGAGTAAGTCATTGCACAAAGCTCCTGTATCTTGTTAGTCGTAAACCGTGGTCAATCGGTTGTGTTGGTTTAATGCTTTAGTTCTGGCGAATGCTAAATAGACAGTCATTTTCTTGCCGTTGATTTCAATCTCTCCAAGGTCGACTTCGTTTACCGCGTAGTCACTCAGCGCGGTTTCATCTACCATGTCGTCAAATTCTTCCTTGGCCTTAACTGCCACTTGGTCTGCTTTCATTGTCTTTCTCCGATGGTTGATAAATGCGAACTCGATTAGCGGTGTGCCAGCAAGTCGCGTCACCTTTAAACAAACCGCCTTCGCTTAACTTTGCGCACCCTTCGGGCAGCTGTTCTCCGCACTTGGTGCATTTCCCCAATTGCGCTTTAATCACTGTAACTTCGTTATAAACACGATGGATAAGTGACTGAAGCGCTTCTTCCTTGGTGTACGGCTCAGCAGGGTAGGCGAAGAACTGACAGATTTTCTCTAGCTTCGCCTGTTCCTGAGGGTTCAGAGATACGCGCAAATCATGGTTGTTGTTGGCTTTACGCTTATCTCTACATTTTTGAGCGCGCTTTGCGTTTTGCTTACGTTTACGCTCTGCAGGTGTCATTTTATTTTGCTTTTTCTAGTGCGTTTTGGCTTCTTAGGAGAGAGCATCTGTTTAGCTCTGGCTAGGCATTCATCGAACACTTTACCTTTGGCAAATCCAGCGGTATTACGATAGTGATCGATTCCGCGCTCAACGGCTCGTTTAATGTCGAGTTCTTCATGGCCGTCTTGCTCTAACAGGGAAGTTATGTGTTTACCTATAAATGCCTCTTGGCTGTTGCGGTAAGTTAAAATACTCATTGCACATGTCCTATTGGTCGTGGGGTGAATACCCGCAATCAGCCTAAATCCTTGATATTGGTGGTCAGCCGGATATATACTGATTGCGAGGCGTAAGTCTCATTGCACAAAGAACGCCCCTGTTGGTTTGGTCACCGATAGGGGTTTTCTCTTTCTAGTGGGGTAGCGTTCTTGCTTCCACTGCGGCTTGCAGGCTAACCAGCTGGCTGAATAGCTCTTGCGCCTTTTCAAAATCTTCTTCGTTTACGTGAATCTCCAGCCCTTTAAAGTCTTCGGCTCCTTCAAAGATGGAAGTCGCAGCGATACGGAGCGGATCATCCTTACTTAGTTCAGCTGTCACTTCTTCAAACTGATGGCTGCACACATTGAGTAGTTGCAGGTTGTTCAGCAGTTGATGGGTTTGGTCTAACGTCATTGTTTCATCATTAAGCTCTCATTGCACAAAGTTCTAAATAAACGATTGGTCAAGTGGATGAGTTGCAGCTGGTCAGACTGCAGTTTCACAAACGTTCAAGTTGTTTGTATTCATCATAACAACTTAAGTTGTTATAAATCATAATTGTTAATTCGTGACAATGTCAACACGTAAAGTTGTATTTTTAGATGAAAAAAACCACCTACGTTGAGGTGGCAATTTTTTGAAAGAGTGTGCAGTAAGGGGAAAAGTAGCTAAGTCATTGAGTTTTGCGCAGCTATAAATCCATGATTACTTGTTTTACATATCCAACAATACGACAGTTCCCGTTAATAGGAATAGGGTCGTACTTAGGATTTAATGGCACCAAAATTTTGTGGGCCATCGATCTCTAACTTTTTAATTGTTGCTTCTGGTGAGTCATTTAAGGTTGCAACAACAATCTTGCCATTATCTGGGCAGTCGCATGGCTCCACTATCACTATCGAACCAGCCGGAATTGAAGGTGAACCATGTGGGTTCGTCATTGAGTTTCCGGTGACTTTCATCGCAAATGCATCGTCACCTACATTCATCGTCGTAATTTGCCATTCAACATCATCATCTAAGGAGGATTGAGGATCTACGCCTCCCCATGCGCCAGCTTGAACTTGGCTAATTATCGGGATGCGTTTCAGTGAATAAGGAGAAATTGTATTTGAAGGGAGAGCATCGCCGCTTCCTTTAATACTATCGCTTTGTGCGCTCTTGCCTGTAAGTAACCATGTAGGGTCACACTCTAAAGCTTCTGCTAACTGAACAATATTTCTTGGCTTTAAAGTAACGCCAGTCTCAATTTTATTAATAGACTGCTGAGCTAAACCGATTCGTTCAGCTAGTTCAGCCTGCGATAGATCTAAATCTTTTCTACGTTGCCTTACTCTTTCAGCAAAACTCATCAACTTATCTTCCTGATTTCCCATTTCGTGTTAATTATCACAACAAAACGTGTTAGTTGACAAACACGTAAACCGTATATAAAGTTCAACACGTAAAGTTGTTAGGAGGATAGCTATGTCCGCTATAGAACGAGCTACCGAGCTTGTAGGAGGACAAACATCACTTGCAAAGCTTTTAGGTGTTAAACAATCACATGTATGGAATTGGATTAATCGAAAACATCAGGCTCCTGCTAAGTATATTTGCGCCATTTCTAAGGCCACTGGTGGCAAAGTGCCAATAGAAGAACTATTGGGTGACCATTTAAAGAATACGCCAGTTTAAGAAATTAGGCTGATCAACCACATTCTGTACAAACAACCAGTAAGGAAAAACCATGAATAATAGTTTTAAAAGCGTTATGCGTAACGCAATAGAAAGTTGGCGCACGGAACTGAGTAAAGAGTGTATTGCTCACCGCGTCGCGAGCTTATATCACAAACTCGATCTTGAACATGAAGTCGATGCTCAGCGTAAAGAGCTACTTAAAGTACCGGGCGCCGATGATAAGAACAATGCTCAAAACTTTTTCCGTTACGTTGAGCGCACAAGCGTAGAAGCCAAAGCCACAATGATGGATTTGTTACCTGCGGTACTTAAGGCGATGCCTGCCAAACGCGCAAGCGACATGCTTAACCAATTTCTTAACCCGCTTGGGTTCTCTGTTACTTGCATTGGTGCGAGTGATGCAAACTTAAGCCGAGATTTGCTCTTGCATAACCACAACAAAGAAACATCTGAAGCATTCCGTGCGGTGATCTCTTTAGGGGAGAACGCGAACATTGACCAGCTGCGCGATGCGTATCGAGAAGTGCAGGAGGCGAAGGCATCTCACGCGCCACTTCTGGAATACCTTGAATCGTTGATGGCCAAGAAAGCCGCCTGATTTAAACGCGTCGTGGCTGACCACCACATAACACGCATCTAACTAGGAGAACTTTGTGCAATGAGCCTTAGCTTACAGAACTATCACGGCTGCTATATCTGGGTGGCCAATAACGGTGTTTGTCGTTTCGTCGTATCACGGACTAAAGCGATGGAAATCTTTGAATCCATGAAAGCGGGGACTGCGGTGTGATTGAGTATTTGGATAGACCCATCGCTTTTCATCGATCGTTTGTGAAGATGGGTATTGGTATCACGGGCGCATTAATGCTTAGCCAGAGCATTTACTGGAGCCGAAGAACGAATGCTTCAGGGTGGTTTTACAAAACTCAGGAAGAGTGGCAAGACGAAACGGGCATGACTCGAAGAGAGCTTGATACCGCGCGTAAAAAGCTGCGTCAGTTAGGTATTTTGGAAGAGAAAAAGCAAGGTGTTCCTTGCCGAGTTTTCTACCGCATTAATGAGCCAAACTTGATTGCACAAATGGAGCAAACTGGTTTGGCGGAATGCGCCAAACTAGAACGTACAAATGCGCCAAGCAGTGCTGTACCAATCAGCCAAACTAAAACAGAGACTACACAGAGATTACCAGAGACTACTACAGAAAAAGTAAACAAAAAGTCTCCCATCACGGATAGTTTGGTTCCTGAAGAACAAATTCCAGCGATGCTAGATCACGATGCTTGGGCTGAGTACCTGGCATTCCGTAAGCGAATCAAAAAGCCTTTCAAAACTGAGCGGGGCGAGCGCACCAAAATGCTCGACTTGCTCAAGCTCTCCCAGAACGTGGTGAGCATGCAGCGCCAAATCATTGAGCAATCCATCGACAACGAGTGGCAAGGGTTGTTTAGCCTTAAATCGTCCTCGCCAAACTCGAAGCTGATTCCGGTGGAGCAGTTTTCAGACCAAACCAACCCTGATGATTACGGACCACCTCAGTGGTTCAAAGACCGCCAAGGCGGAGGTGACCAATGAATAGCTTTTTCCAAAAACTGCAGCAAGCGATGCCTGCGAACATTGTGCCGTACACGCCAGAGCAGATGGCTCAACTTGCTCAGCAGGAAGTTGAGAAGCAAAGCCATGCGGTGTATCAGAACTACCAGCAGAGCAAAGTTCAGGATTTACTTGGTCGCAGTGGAGTAGGCAAGAAGCACTTGAAGTGTCGATTTGCCAACTACGTGACGGAGAACCAAGGCCAGCGTCAAGCGTTTAGTGTTTCTCGCCGTTGGGTTTCTGAGTTCTTGGAAGGTGATGAGAAAAACTTTGTATTTTCTGGATCGACAGGAACGGGTAAAAACCACTTGGCTTGTGCAATGGCGAACTCGTTGATGACGCGCAATCGCACAGTGTTGGTGATTACGGTCGCTGAGTTGATGATGAAAATTCGCGATAAGTACAACCGCCAATCGAACGTTACAGAAGCTCAGTTTCTGAAGTATCTAGCTCAGGTCGATTTGTTGGTGTTGGATGAGGTTGGGGTTCAGCGAATGAATGACCACGAGGCGATCATGATTAACACCATCATCGACTCACGCTACACCAACGAGAAGCCAACCGGCATTCTGACCAATCTGAAATCTGATGACCTGACTCAGGTTCTTGGTGCTCGTGTGATGGAGCGTTTGTTGGAGAGCTGTGAGTGGGTGAGCTTTACGTGGGAGAGTTTTCGTAAGCAGGTGAGGAACAGCAAGGAGGTAGCATAAATGCGACCAGAAACGTTATTGGCTAAGTTCGATTTAAAAGGCATAAATTACGAACCGAAAAAGGGCGGCAAAGGCTTATTTTCTCTGGAAGAACAATTAGGCATGGTGGGAATTACCTGGAAGGAATCTCCAGTCGGTTTTCTTGTTTTGTTTGTAGAGTTATTGGATAACGCGCAATCCCGAAGAGCATTGGAAAAGGCGGTACTCGCGGAATTGTATACGCTGACCGATGACTGGCGCGGTCAAAAGAGTGAAGCCGCATTCGCAGCCATTGTGCGCGCAGCTGTGGAAGAGGCGATCACTCCACAAGGCCGTATTTGTTCTTGCTGTGGCGGCAGCGGTAAGTACCGAGCCCCAAACCGCCACTACCGAAAGTGCATGCATTGCAACGACGGCCGAGTCACGTGGGACTTAGAAAGCCGCTTCGCCGCAATGTGTTCTGGTAGTTTTGTTTGCACCTTCTCGGTGTTCAAACGCCAATACCACCCAGTTCTCGATGGTCTCGCTGATTGGCTGGCTGCTAAGCGTAATGCCGCGATGTTGGCACTGATGGAAAGGATAGAGAAGGAGAGGGTGGCGTAGTTGGGGAAAGGCCTGTCGGTGTTTGGTTCGTGGTGTGATGAATGCAGGCAGGTTTTTATTAACCTATTGATTATAAATTGAAGTGCTATGGCAAAGGTTGCATTATAGGGGAAGAAAAGCGATGTTTCCCATTTTACGCTTTAGTTTTTACGATAATGAGAGAACGAAAAATTGGATAGTTTTACAAGAGTGTATTTAAAGGCTGCAAGGTCGGTATATTTAAATAAGCGTGTTCTAACCGTGATAGGTTTCCTTAACGGATTTATCGCAACTTTGATACTTTTTTCTGGGCGATTTTCAGACAGTTTAAGTCGAGTCTTGAATTTTGAATTGGAAGGCACTGTCGTACCTTTAATTTTTGGTGGTATATCCTTGTTCTCATTTGCGTTGCTCTACCTTCAATCTGGTAGGGGAAATGATATAGGAGAGGGAAATGAAGCTTTGCAGTTTAGAATTGACAGGGAGCTTATTTCCCAGAGGCAGGCGCTTGAATCTCACTATATTGAAATTAAGAACCTTAAAAGCCAGTTGGAATCTCTCAACTCAGATGAAGGATTCTCTGAGGATGAGAAAAGTCAAATAATAGCAGATGCTGTTTCCCAAATGAGCGAAAGTTCAATAAAACGCATTTTTAACACGGAGGCTTTACAGTTTAAACAAGAGCTAGCTCAAAACTTAGGCTATGAAAAGTTAAAGCGGTCGATTGACGAAGTTAAGTATAGGATACAACGAGAAATATCTGATCTAAGACTTCGGGCGAATGTTAACCTCCTAATAGGTATGCTAATTACTGCCGGTGGTCTATATCTTTTGTGGACTACGGTATCAATGGTTGATGCATCCAAATTGCTAAAAGAACTCGCATCCGAAGGCTCGGAGTCTAATGGTAAGTTCCTAAAGAATCTTATATTACCGTTGATACCTAGAGTGATGTTGGTGGTCTTTGTGGAAGTTTTTGCTTATTTCTTTTTACGCTTATATAAAGAAGGGTTAGCTGAGATTAAATACTTTCAAAATGAACTGACTAATATAGAGTCGAAGTTAGTAGCCTTAGAGTTTTCATTTGTCACTAAGAACCACGATGCGATGACTGATGTAATCACTTCATTGGCATCTACGGAAAGAAATTTTGTATTAAATAAAAATCAAACTACTGTTGAATTAGAAAAAGCAAAATCAGAGACTCAAATGACGCAGACTCTCATAAAGGCATTGCCAAACCTTTTCAAAAAAAAATAACACATATGAGCACTCTGGTTGTTACAAGATTGGCTGCATCAGCAGCCAGTTCTCCTGGCTCAACGTTATACAGTTCGCTTCGTAATACCAGTCATCATGCATTGTGATATTGGCCGAGTGGTGTGAGTGTGTAGTTATTCGAACTTCATCGCAAAGCCAAGGAGAGAACCTATGTTGTTGAGCTTTAAAGGTCTATGTTTTGGTCAGAACAACAATGACATCCCTCCTTTGCTGCTGAAACTAAAAACGCCCTGAGGGGCGTTTTTAGTTAACCCGTATTATACTGTAATCGACAAATTTACAGCCTATTGTTAAGTTTGAGTATTATTCTAAGTTTATGGCAAAGTTGTTTATTTAAACTACAGTTCATCCCATAATCGATGTTAAGTCCCCAACCTGCATTGGCAAAGGAAAGAAGAATGGCATTTGAAGAGAAATTAGCATTAGAGGCAGCAAAACCAGCTATTGGACTTGTGAGTGCGTTGATTGGCCCTAAAATAGAGAAGTTAAGAAAGTGGGTAGAGGGGCGTGAATTAAAAAGTCAGCTAAATCCAGATATGTTGTCAGAAACATTGGATAGCTATCTAAACTCTTTGGCCTCTAGGGTCTCTGTCATATCATCCATTTGTTTTCCTCAGAAAGAGTTTTCGATAGAACGCGCTTATGAACCTCTTTTTATCGAGGAAATTCATACCTATGATGATAAGAAACTATCAGTTGAGAAGATAGTTAATAATATAGAAAAGTCTTGCTTAATTATCGATAGCGCTGGAATGGGAAAAAGTACTTTTTCAAAATATATAATATCTCAAGTACTTTATAAATCAGATAGAATTCCGATTTTATTTGAGTTGAGAAAGTCTAAGCAAGATATAGAATTATTGGAAAGTATAGCAAGAGAACTAGATCCTTTGGGTAAAGTATTTTCCAGAGAAATATTTTACGAACTTATTAAAGAAGGTAAGTTTGTTATAGTTTTAGATGGGTTTGATGAGGTTGAATTTGAAAGGCAGTCTGATGTGGCAGAGCAAATTAATGAAATTTCTGTTAAAGGTAAACGAAATTCTTTGATATTAACTACTCGACCTCAAGAACTAGTACCTAATATATTAAATTCTCATTCTTATAAATTTAGCGCTTTTACTTTAGAACAGGCGAAGAAATTGATATTAAGACTCGATGATATTTCTGGTTTAAATATAGGTGAAAGGCTTGTCCTACAATTACGCAGTGTGCCAAATGACTTTCTTGAAAACCCGCTGCTAGTATCACTACTTTATAGTACTTTTGGTACAACTAATACCATAGCAGATAGGGTTTGCACATTTTATAGTGATATTTATCATGCATTGTATAAAGGACATGATCTAATTAATAAGAACGGCTTTCAAAGAGAAAAAATATCGTGCTTAGATTATGAACAGTTTCGTATACTTTTAAGAGCTCTTTGCTTTCAAATGACCTTAAAACGAAAAGCCTCTTTTTCTTCACTAGGTGAGGCTTATGATTATATAAACAATGCAATACGATTGTCGAAAATTGAACCTAAATCTACCAATAAGTTTTTGCATGATTTGATGAATGCTGTCCCACTTATACAAAAAGATGGTAATGAGTTTAAGTTTTTGCATAAAACTATAATTGAGTACTTTGCGGCAGAGTACATAGTGTATAAGCCAGATAGTGAAGAAATACTTAATAAGATGTTCCATAGTAAGTCATTTAGAGCATTTGAAAAAGTATTCGATTTTGTTTATGAACTATCACCAGTAACCTATGATAATGTTGTAACAAAACATCATGCGTTGAATATAATTGAAAATTCAGATTTATCTAGTGTAAAAAAGTCAATTTTACATACTTCGGCATATTTGTGTGATTTGAAAATTGGTTTTTTCTCAGTAGATAAATACAGAGATAAATCAAATAAAAATAAAGGGGATCGTCCCGATTATTCTAAAATAAATACTGGAAGTAGTAAGTATAATGGATATTCTTGGAGTGTTTTTGAATTGAGTGGTACTAAGTATTTTTTAATTATGTGTGCTAAAAGCCGAGATATAAATATACATGGCGCTGCTTGGTATCAAATCACAGAAGAGTATTCTGTAACGGATGAGATTTTAGAGGAGACAATAGGGGATTTAACTGAACTTGCAAATTTAATTGGATTTAATTCACTGTATGATGTTACATCAAAAATTAACGAATTATCAAAATTCGAGATTGCTTCAAGCTTAGCTACTAATTATATAGGTGGTCTGCTTCTAACTCCAAATCTAGGTGAGCGAAAGTTATCGGAGCACAAAATACACAAATTCTTGAACAGTCTTAATGCACAGGTTGAAATGGAAGATGAACTTTCTGGTTTACTTGACCGCTGATTTTAAATTATCGACTCGTTAGATATTTATAGTGAGTGTTGACATTCACCCCTAAATGGCGCACTCTTTCCATTGTGCAAAACCTCGCCCATTCGGCGGGGTTTTTTATATCTCAACAAAACTGTGTTGGAGCACCTTCGGGTGCTTTTTTGTTTCTAAGAGTTCCACATGGTTAAGACATTTCTTGAAAACCTCCATGAATGGAAAGGTAGGCTAATCGCGTATTGTGGAGGCACTGGAGTCAGCATATTCAGCGAAACTGTGGCGGCTAAGGCCCAACAATCCAGTGAATTGGCTACCAGTAGCCTGATATCACCATTGCCAATTTAATTTCTATCGCTGGTCTTGTCGTTGTAATTGCGAGGCTAATTTTTGATATCTGGGTTCATTTCGATAAGCGTAAACAGGGGAAGAAAATAGATGGATGCAAAGCAACTGACCGAATTGGTCGTTAGGCCGACTTTAAAGCAGCTTGGCTTGTATAGTGCATCGGCAGAGCAATTGGTGGTCGGCACTATCTTTGTTGAGAGCAGAGCCAAATACCTCAAGCAAATTGGTAATGGTCCGGCTCTAGGTATTGTGCAGATGGAACCTGCCACTCACGACGATATTTGGCAAAACTATTTGTCTTATCGTGCTGAGTTGAAAGAAAAGGTAAGCCAGCTCGTAAAAGAAGGTACAGCACAGGAACTTATCACGAACTTAGCTTATGCGGTGGCGATGTGCCGAGTGCACTACTTGCGCGTTCCTAAGTCTTTACCTAGTCCTGGTGATATTCCTGCCTTGGCACGATATTGGAAGACGTATTACAACACACATAAAGGAGCAGGAGAGGTCTCCGACTTCATCGATAAATTCCCGAAAGACATACTGAATTAGAAGCGGCCTATAACGGCCGCTTTTTTATTGGAGATAATACTATGAAAGTTTTCTTGTTTACCTTCTTTAAAAGCTTGCTTGGTTACTGGGCTGCAAAGCTACTCAGCCTGAATCGGTGACTGAGCTGCTTATCACGATTGCTGATGCTCATGCCAAAAACACCAAGACCGACACGGACGATCGCTTGATTGATATTGTGAAAAAGCACCTTGGTAAAGAGCAGTAACCCCATTTTCACCACCAAGAGCAAAGACGTTAACGATTTGCAATGTCGTCGAGCATTGCCAGGCTTCGGCCATTTAGTAACAGTGCTTACGGTGGTGACCCTATTCCTAATGTCTTCACGGACATGCGTAGGTGCCTCGCTGTTTCTCTGTGTTAGCTATGACCATGAAGTAACCTGACCCGTTGCTTAATCCTTAACATGAGAGCGCACGAAGAAAGTCAATAAGGCACAAGTTGAGGGGCGAAACTCCCCTTCATTACTGGAAACGTCAGCCACAGGCGAAGAAGCGGCGTGACACTGGAGAGACAGATTTAGCGGTTTAACTCTATGACTACAGTACGGTTGCGTATCTCTGATACGAAAATTAAAAGCTATTTGAAAAGTGATACTGTCACGAGGCTTAGGATGAAAGATATGCTTTAGAGCTTCGTTTTCACAAGTCTCGCGAGAGTGCTACTTGGTGGTTGATTGATAAACGAAAGAACAACGGAAAACACGGAAAACCAAAATGGGAACGGCTTGGACTTTGGCCTCGTTTAAATGCGAAGGCACTGTTTGAGTTGTTACCCCAAAAGATTGCTAGGATGGCGACGGATACGGACCAAGTGGTTACAGACTGGACCTGTTTTGGTGATTGCTTGCACTGGTATGTGCAGCATATTGAGTCGAACAAGGACATTTCATCAGAACGAAAGAGTGCCGTTAAGTCGGTGGTCTTTAATCACTTGTTACCAGCTCTTGGTGAGTTGCCTCTTGCTCATATTCGGAAGCACCATATCAAAGACTTATTGGTTTGGCCGCTGCGTGAGCGCTATGAACTTAGAACAGTTAAAGGTTACTTTGCCATTTTAAAAGCAGCGTTTAACCAGGCATATCGTGAAGAACACATTGCTTCCAACCCAGTGGCTTCGATGGTGTTTACGGACTTCATCAGCAAGAAAATTACACCTAATGAGGGGAAAATTCAGTCTGATGATGTGAGCCAATTGCTTGATAGGTTAAAGACACACTCAGTGCAGAAGCAGGTGTTTGTGTTGATGCAGTTAGCGCACGGGACACGTATTCGTGAAACCCGCTTAGCTCGATGGAGCCATATCGATTGGGATGAGAATATCTGGAGGATACCCGCCTGTAATGCCAAGAACGGCGAAGCGTTGATGTTGCCAATGACCTGGCAGATTAGAAACCTGCTTCAACAGTATCGCCCTACCCAAAAGGAAGGACAGAAGTTTATATTTCCCAATGCGAAAGGGGATGCACCTATCTGTAAGGACACTGCTAACAGTACTTATGCGGAATGGAGTGAGGGTGAGTTTACTAGCCACCATTGCCGTAAGTTAGTTGGTACTAGGCTGACTGACCTAGGCGTCGATAAGTTTGTACGTGAACGCATTCTTAATCACAAGATGTCAGACTTAGACCAAGCTTACATACACACGACAACGGAAGCCTTGAAACTTAAGGCCTTGCAGACTTATCACAATTGGTTAGATCTGCAGGGCTTTATTTTTTTTCATGGGAAGATCGCGGGAAGATCCTAAAACATGATCATCTAGTGTGAGCTTAGAATCGATAAGGCTTCACGCATCGCTGACCGATTTAACTCTTAAGAAAATCTGTTAATTGTGGTGATAGGTGTTCATTTGGATGTTTAGACGTCTAAATGACCAAGAAGCCGAGAAAGGAGTAGAAGGGAGTTTTACTGTTTTTGACCCCAAAAACGCCTGATTTCAGCGTTTTTTGAGTGGTTGAAAATCACGGTGAAAATTAGGTTTAAAAACGCTGTTCAATTAATTTCAAGTCAAATCCCACTCACGCCTTGTCCCACAAGGGCTGCGAAAGATTGCGGGTCCTTCCCAGAGGTTCAATAACCCACGGGGCTGAGACTCGCCGATTCCGCCTCATTTTAATGTCCGGTTTTTACTCCCTTCTATCGGGTGGGTCGAGAAGGGAGTGAACCATAACGCGTAACGCTAGAAGAATGTCGCTATGGCTGAAGTAAACCGAAATGAATTTGCTCGAATTATGGGTTACTCACCGAAGTGGGTGGGCGACCTAATCAAAGAGGGCTTGCCACACCAAGGCGGTGGTGGACGAGGTAAGCCTCTAATCATTGAAACAGATAAAGCCATTCAGTGGATTATCGACCGCGAAATCAAAAAGCAAATTGGCCAGTACGAGAAAGAGCACAGTAGCCCAAAAGTTGGCACCAAAGACGGTGAAGACTTATTGCTCACTGCTGCCAAACGCCGCAAAGCTGAAATTGAAGCTCAAAAGGCCGAAGAAACAGTGATGGATTTGGCAGAGTTAGCCCAGTTCCTTTACATGGTTGGAAACTTATTTGGTAGTGAGCTGGATGGCATAGGGGCTCGAACAGCTTTAGAGGTAGCGTCAGAACATGAACCCGCCAAATGCAAAAACACAATTGACCGAGAAGCTCGACGTATACGCACTGCCACCGCTGACCACCTCAGTGCGTTCGTTGCTGAGTATCTTGCAAAACGTAGCAGAGATGATCAGAGCGAAGCCGCTGAGGAATGCTGCGCAGTGGGCAACTGAGAATAGAATTATGCCTCCGGGTTCGCCAATACCTGGTCCGTTTGATACGACTTCAACCCCATACATGATTCCTGTTTGTGTCGCGTTTGCCGACCCTGCTTATTCAAAAATCACCTTTGTTATGGGAACGCAGATGGGAAAGTCGGCCACGATGCAAAACGTGATTGGATGGCGCCTTGATGACCAACCTGCACCGATCATCTATGTGGGGCCGACCGAGTCGAACATTAACAACGTCGTTGAGCCCAAAATAATGGAGATGTTCCGAGAGTGCTCAACGCTGTGGTTAAAGTACGATGATAAAAGCCCCAAACATAAAAAGCGTATTGGGGGCGTGTCTTTGCGTTTTGCATGGGCTGGTTCGGCAACTGAATTGGCATCGGATTCTGCGGTTATCACGCTAGTTGATGAGTTAGACCGTCCTGATATCAATGCAACAGGTGAGGGCTCATTAGCGGAAATTGCAGAAGCGCGTGGTGATGCTTATATCGACTCAAAGCTTGGGCTAACTAGTACGCCAACGCATGGTAAGGCAAGTACCTATGAACACCCTGAAACAGGGATGACTCATTGGGCAGTTGCACCAAAAGGCAAAGTGTCGAGCCCGATTTGGTTGGAGTGGGAACAAGGAACTCGACATGAATGGGCTGTCCCATGCCCTGACCCAGATTGCGGTGAGTATTTCATACCACGAAGTGATCTACTTTGGTGGCCAGGCAAAGGCACAGAGAATGAAAGCTCTCCCGCAGCTGCATCGCGTGAAGCCCGTTTAGTCTGCCCTCATTGTGGGGGACAGATTGAAGACAAACACCGCAAAGTAATGAACGCTCAAGGTATTGCTATTGCTCCTGGGCAATACGCTAAGAAGTACGACGACAGCTCTGTATTGATTACACAAGGTGATGAATCGACCGTCGTCCCATTTCATTCCATGCTTCATCCACTGGAGGACAACAACCACTTCAGTATTTGGGTGAGTGGTCTTTGCTCGTTCTCCGGTAAAAAGAGTTATGGCTATCTAGCCAGAAAACTCCTTCAAGCGCAGAGAAGCGGTGACCCACACCAATTACTCTCGGTTTATAACACAGGGTTTGGAGAAATATTTGCTGTTGTTGGTGATGCTCCTGAGTGGGAAGAAGTCTACAAGCTACGCTCGACGTTCTCATCAGGTGAAGTTCCTGATGGGGTACACACACTAATTTGTACTGTGGATGTTCAGAAAAACCGTCTTGTTTATATCGTACGCGGTTGGGTTGATGGTATGTCCTCACGCCTGATTGAGTTTGGCGAGCTATGGGGGATACCGATAAGCCGGAGGTATGGAGTGAACTAGATGACTTAATGGAGCACGAATGGGGGAACTTAAAAATCAGGCAGTGCGGTGTCGATGCAGGCTACAGAACTGATGAGGTTTATGCCTGGGTTCGTCGCCATAAAACTCGTGCACGAGCGTTAATGGGTTGGCAGAAGCTCCCCAAACCTTTTCGTGTCACTCGCGTTGAAGTTGATAAGCAGGGCAAGGTTAGAAAGCGTGGTGACAAGCGATGGGACTTTGATGCCAGCTTGGCTAAAGCGTGGGTACATAACCGCGTCCGTTGGAAACGCGGCACCGTTGGTGATTGGTTACTGCCTTCCGATGTCTCTGAAGATTACTGTAAGCAGATTGTTGCTGAGGAGTTTGATGATGAAAAAGGAGAGTGGAATCGAGTCAGCAAAGACAACCACTTTCTCGACTGTGAAGGTATGAACTATATGGTGGCCAGAATGCTACGACTTGACCGAAAGAAACCAAAACCGATTGATGATGAGGAAGAAACTCAACCTGAATCGGTAGCCGATGAGGCAGAAGAGCAGGAAGACGAAGAAGAGCGTAAGCCTGTTAAGTTGAAAAAACGCAAGCGCCGCTTAGTACGGCGAAAAGGAAACTTTGCTAAATCATGGTAATACCGACAAAGATCACTTCAGGTCTGTCGGTCAACTTCACACTCTCTTATCCAGATTACCCCGCTAGTTCTTGGGTAGCCACTATCTATCTCCGTTCCGCATCCGGTAAGGCTGACATTATCGGCACACCGGAGGGTGATGCGTTCCGATTCTCAGTACCAGCAAGCGAGACAGCGAACTGGCCCGCAGAAGAATACAGCGTTGTGTTGCGTGTAACTGATGGCACCGATGTACATCAGCCTCTTACCAGCCGATTAACTGTACTGCCAGACTTGGCAGCATTGGATGTACATGACCCTCGCAGCGAAGCAGAGAAAGCATTGGCAGCTATTCAGGCTACGTTAACCAATCGTGCTACATCTGATCAGCTTAAGCTGTCGTTTGGTGGTCGTAGTCTGGAGAAGACCCCGTTGAGCGAACTGCTGCAGTTAGAGCAGCGATTTCTCAATAGGGTGAATCAGGAGAAGCGTAAGAAGTCTGGCCGAGGTCTTCTGACAGTACATAAAGTGAGGATGCGCTGATGTGGAATCCTTTTAATCGCAACGCTAAGCCAGAGGCCAAAAAGAAACGTCGCAAGAGCCATATGTCAAATTGAGTCCTGTTTCTCGAAGCCTATTCTCGGCAGCTGATCCAGACAGAAACAATAGTACTTGGGATTCTTCACCTTTGCCCATTGGCAAGATGATTGATCAAAAACTCGCGGTTTTAGTCGCTCGCTCACGCGAACAGATCAGTAACAATGACTATGCCCGAGGGTTTGTCCGAGAAGTTCGTAAAAATGTACTCGGACATAAAGGTATTGTTCTTCAAGTTCGGGGCAAAGAGCATGATGGTTCATTGGATACCAACGGAAATGCCGCCGTTGAGAAAGCTTTTAAAAAGTGGGGACGACGCGAAAACTGTACCGTTGATGGGCGTCTTGATTGGCGCAGAGCCAAGCGCGTTATTCTCAATACGGTAGTGGGGAGCGGTGAAGCGTTCATACGAATCGTTGAAGGCCCACATGCTGGTCCCTGGGGATTTGCTATTCAGCTCATAGACCCTCTAAGAGTACCGATTCAGGTCAACGAAAGCCGACTAGCAAACGGAAACGTAATTCGAAACGGCATCGAAATGACCCCTTATGGACGCCTGGTTGCTTACTTAGTTGAAACAAAAGCAGGTGTTTTGGCTGAAGCATTTCGCCATGGAGGTAAAGAGTTTGAACGTGTTTCTGCTGAAGACATGCTGCACGTTTATGACCAAGAGCATCCTGAGCAATTCCGTGGTATTCCATGGAATCACACATCATTAAGTCGAATGCGTAACCTTTCTGGGTTTGAAGAAGCTTCTGTTGTAAACGCCAGAGCGGGTGCTAGTAAAACACTGGTACTTCAAGCTGACGCTGATGTTTATGAACCGGATGAATCCGAAGAGTTTGAAGAGCCAGAGATTGAGTTAGAACCAAATACGGTTGTGACTTTGCCTCCAGGCTTTACTCCTGTTGATTACTCGCCGGATTTTCCTTCAACAGAGACGGCAACGTTCTCAAAGCATATGTTGCGAGGAATGGCTACAGGTCAGGGTATGGCTTACAACACGTACGCCAATGACTTAGAAGGTGTCAACCTTAGTTCAATTCGCCAAGGCAAGCTTGACGAACGTGACGGGTGGAAAGAGTTACAAGAATGGTTCATCGAGTCGGTTTGCCATCGAGTTTATGAACGTTGGCTTCAGTATTCATTACTTGCCGGAAAAGTCATTAACTCAAATGGTAATCCTATCCCAGCTAGCCGTTTAGGCAAATTCCTAGAAGCAGATTGGCAACCTCGCCGTTGGGAATGGATTGACCCTCTTAAAGAAGAGAAAGCCATTACCGAAGCTCAAGAAAATGGTCGTAAGTCGCCTGGTGAAGCAATACGTGAATCTGGTCGTGAGCCTGTAGATGTCTGGAAGGGATATGCAGAGGACATCAAGGCAATGAGAGCGGAAGGGATTCCAGACGAAATGATAGCCCAGATTTTGGGAATAAAAACCAACGGGCAACCTGCAGGAGTAAATCAAAGTGAGCAAGAAGAAGACGAAACTGACGACGAGTGATCTGATTCGTCAGGTCACAGGTCAACCTGTGTATCGAAACTACACGGTTGAGTCAGTGGATGAAGAAAACCGTACGGTTGAACTGGCTTTCTCTAGCGAATATCCAGTTGAGCGTTGGTTTGGCTATGAAGTCCTCGACCATTCATCTGGTGCAGTACGTATGGCGCGTTTTGATGCTGGCGCTTCTGCTTGGTCAATCATGACTGGGACGATCTAGTTGGTGTCATTGAATCAGCTCGAATCGAAAAGAATAAGGGCCGAGCGGTTGTTCGGTTCGGTACTAGCCCAAGAGCTGAGGAAATTTGGCAAGACGTTAAAGATGGCATTCGTAAGCACGTTTCTATTGGTTACATCGTCCATGCGATGGTTCTTGAAAGTGATACGGATGATGTTCGCACCTATCGTGTGACAGATTGGGAGCCGTTCGAGCTGTCTTTTGTCACGGTTCCCGCTGACCCTTCCGTTGGTGTTGGGCGCAGCTTAGATACAACCAAATACCAAAACCACCTGCGTGATATGGGGATCATCATCCAACTGGCGCAACAGAAAATGAACGTGAAATTGAAAACCGGAGTGAATCCAATATGAAGACTAAAACCCTGCGTGATGCCAGTGGCCGCTTAGTTCGTGCAAAAGTTGATGAGAACGATGTGATTGTTGAGATTATTGAAGTTCTTGAGGAGTCCAACACAGAACGTCAAGCTGGTATTGAAGCAGAGCAAAACCGTGTGCGTGATATTTTAGACCTGTTCGAGCAATACGGAAGTCGTGGTGTTGATCCTAACCCTTATCTTCGAGACAAAAAGAAGACAGCTGCCGATTACCAACGCGCCTTACTTGATGCAGCGTCTGAGAATGGCGGTCAACCAGCGGGAGCACGTAGCGCAACACCAACGGTTGCAGACAGCCCAGACATTGGCTTGTCTGACAATGAAATTCGTCAGTATTCATTTCTGAACGTTCTGCGTTACTTGTCTCAGCCAACGAATGAAAAGTATCGTCGAGCAGCTGCATTTGAGCTTGAAGCCTCTGAAGCCGCAGCCGATAAAATGAAGCGTGAAGCACAAGGTATTATTGTACCTAACGATGTTCTTCGTGCAGCTGCGCCAGTAAGTGCTGGTGGTTCCGGTAGCAACTTGATTGCTACTGACCATATGGCGGGTAGCTTCATTGATATGCTCTATAACAAATCAGCAGTCATGAACTACGCAACTACGCTAACAGGCCTAGTCGGTGATTTATCTATCCCGACTCAAGAGGGTGGCGCTACGGGCTATTGGCTTGGTGAAGATGTAGATGCAACCTTATCTGAAATCACCTTTGGTGAGCGTGGCCTACAAAACCGTACTTGTGCGGCGCTAGTAGAAATGACTCGTAAGATGCTGATGCAGTCTTCACCAGATGTTGAGATGTTGGCTCGTGCGGATATTGCTAAAGCTCTGGCTCTTACTATTGATAAAGCTGCCTTGTACGGCACTGGTGGTGATCAACCGCTTGGTCTAGCAAACATCACGGGTGTGAACGGTGTAGATTTCACTGCGGTTAATCCGACGTTCCAAGAAATTGTAAACATGGAAACAGAGATAACTGCTGACAATGCTGATGTTGGTTCCATGCTTTACATGATGAACGCTACTGGCCGTGGTCACTGTAAGACAACGCAAAAGTTTGCTAATACCAACGGCTCACCTATTTGGGAAGGGGGTAACACTGTAAACGGCTACGGCACGCACATTTCTAACCAGATCAACAACGGTGATTATTGGTTTGGCGTCTGGTCCGAAATGCTGATTGGTTTGTGGGGAGGCCTAGACCTGACTATTGACCCATACACTCATAGTGCGAAAGGTCGCTTGCGTGTTGTTGCATTCCAAGACGCTGATGTAACGGTTCGTCATCCTGCTTCTTTCTGCCTAGGTAAAAAACCAGCAGCCTAATCAACCAAAAACTACTAGCTAAGCCACTCAATCGAGTGGCTTTTTATTTGGAGAAACAAATGTCAGTTAAAGCAATTTTAGTTACACAACCATTTCGTTGTCGCGGTCAATTATTGAAGCCTGAAACTGCACTTGAAGTGGGGCAAGGCTGCGACATTACACCGTCTGAAGCCCGTTCTCTGGTTGGCCAGAAGAAAGCAGTCTGGATACCAGAAGACGATCTTGAAGTAGAAGAGGACGAAGATGAGTAATTGGTCTCAATCTGTGGCTGAAATGGATGCTGCTTTATTTAGCGCATTCGGAGAGTCAGCCACCATTGCGGGTCAGTCTGCAAAAGTGGTTCCAAATACATCACAAGATCAATTTGGGATGATGGCTGCCAATGTGACCCGTTTGTCTATCTCTGGTTCATCTGGTGTGAAGGTTCGCAAAGGTGACAAAGTTACCTATAAAGGCCGCAGCCACGTGGTTGCTGATGTACCTGAGTATCATGATGGCTTAATTAGTTTTGATCTGAAATGAATGAACTAGACCGCCAGTTGGCAACTGCAGTAAAGAACCTCAGTGTTTTAGACGAAAAAGCGGTACCAAGTGCAGCTTCTATGGCAATAAACCGAATCGCTAAGAGAGCTATTAGCCATTCAGTAAAAGACACCTCTAAGGCGGTCAAGGTTCAGCAAAAAGTCATCAGACGTTATGCCCGAGTATCCAAAAAAGCCTCACCAAAACAGCCTGTCGCTTATGTTCGAGTAAGGCGTACCGATATTCCAGCAATTCACATAGGGGAAGCTCGTACACAAATTCGGCGTAAAAAAGGGCGTTACCAGGTGCAAAGTGCAACCCGTGCTAAAGATGGACGTTATACCAAGCGCGAAGTTTCTGGTTTTACGTCCATAAAAGTGGGTAAACATAAGTTTGACAATGCTTTTCTGCAGAAGCTGAAGAATGGTAAATGGCACATTATGCAGCGTACTAGCGATGCTCGTTACCCAATCAAGATGTGCGCTATTCCTATTTACAAAGAGATTACGTCGGCTTTTGAAACTAACTGTAGTCGTTTGATTGATAAAGATATGCCTAAAGAGTTGATGTATGCAATGGGCCAGCAGGTTCGGTTAATCGTTCGTCGGGAGGTAGGGCGTGGAAATTAACAAACAAATTCGAAAGCAGGTCATTTCTGACTTGGAAAAAGCACTCATTGACAGTGAAGGACACCCTCTTATCGCTGCTTATTTTTCTGGCCGAGGTGAACCAGTTACAGCCAGTGATGACGGTGAGACAGGATACCTCGAAGTTCCAGCTATTTCGGTCTACTTGCTTGATGGTGAATCCACTGGGCAGGATTTTGATGAAGAGGAGTGGAGCTCGGTACTTGCTGTAGAGATTATGGACTTAGCACCAATCAACTGGATGACGACCTCGATACCTTTAGTGAGAAAGTTCGGGGCGTAATTGACCGTCACTACACCGCTAATGGTTTGCTCAGTCTGTGTAATCGTTCTGGTTTTTCTTATGTACGCGAAGAGGGGCCCATGGTTCCTCGGTTTTAACATTTACTATTGAATACACCGAAGAGGTTTAATCATGTCGGACCCAACTAAACCAATCAAAGGCGCTGGTACCACGTTCTGGCGTTTGAAAGATGCCGCCGAAATCCTGACTTCAGCTGATTATCTTGATGACGCAAAATGGGACAAATTAGGCGGTGTTAAAGAGATTCAACCAGGTGAAATTACCGTTGAAGATGAAGAAGACAACTACCTAGACGATCCAGACGCAGATTGGGCCAAAACAACACCTGGTCAAAAATCAGCAGGTGAGACCAATGTAACTTTGGTATGGAAGCCTGGTGAGCCAGGTCAACAACAACTAGTAGACGATATTGAAAACGATGTAGTCACTGAGTATCGAACTGTGTTCCCTAACGGAGCGATCGATGCCTATTCAGGCTACATCAACTCATTGGGTAAAGCGGTAACGATTAAAGAGAAGGTTACCCGCACGGTTAAAATCAAAAACGTTGGCAAACCAAAACTCGCTGAAATGATTTTGGCTGAACAAGCGCAGCCTGCTGAAGGGGGCGTTTAATCCATGGCTACATTTCTAAAGCAAAAGACGGTTCCAGTGGGTGACTGTGAAGTCACCATTACTCAGTTATCTGGCTTAGATAGGCTGAATTACATGGATTATTGTACAGAATTTCCCGATCCGAACCGACCAAAAGAACCAGCGGAAGATGCAAGCCAGGAAGAAAAAGAGCGTTACCTTCTTGATTTGAAAAAATACTCAAACGCTTGGCTCCGTATCAACTTCATGGCTCAGGCTCGCTTGGTCGCGTATGCCTATCGTGGTGATGTCGATGACATCGATGAGCGTCATCAGCAGGTCATGTCGATGATGACACCGCCGCAAGTTGAAACGCTTTATTTTGAGATAGCCGACTTTTCAGGGTTATCTACGCCAAAGGAATTGGATGCCATTGAAGGCCCCTCGGATGCCACCACTGATAGCGCTACAACGGAAGAAATGACAACTCAGGAACCCACCGACCCAAAAGTCTAATTCGGGATGAAATTGAGTTTGCCATGGACCTTGCCCGTGAGTTCGGGCAAGTCTGTTGGCGAACCCTGTTGGCTTCCATTAGCGGCGAAGCTGTTGTGGAGTGGCGTGAATACTTTTCAAAACACGGTTTTAAGCATCAGATGGACAACCTGCGTTTTGCCGTGACTTGTTCTTCAAACTGGAATGTCACTGCGATGGCCGCAGGCTGCAAGGACGAAAGTGTCTTTAGAAGCTACCAAGACTTCCTGCCAACTTTAGAACATCCCGAAGAAGAATCGAAAGAATACACCGAAGAAGAGCTGATGGCGTTGAGTGCGTCGGCAGGAGGAGTTCGCCTTGAGTGCCCAAATAGCTGATTTTAATATCCGCTTCAATACTGAAACCGCCAAGTTTCAGAAAGATGTGGATTACGCCAAAAAGATGCTGCGTGGCTACACCAAAGAAGCTAAAGCGGCGAACGACTCAAACCTATCATTAAGCCGTTCTTTAGAGCAAACCGCCGACCGTGCCAAAAACGCAGGTCGCGGCGTGTTAGATGCTGCAGGTTATGTCTCGGCAGGTATTGGTGCTGTCACAGGTGCCACGGCTTATCTCATTACGCAGCAGGCGCAACAAGCGCGCGAAATCGAAAAGATGGCCACCGTTGCTCAGGTATCGGTCCAGCAAATTCAAGCCTTGGGATACGCCTCTGAGCAGTTCAATATCAGCGGCGAAAACATGGCCGAGATACTGAAGGACGTGAATGATAAGCTGGGCGACTTTACCGAAAATGAAGGTGGTGAATTTGCCGACTTCATGGAGAACATCGCGCCAACAGTCGGCCTGACTATTGAAAAGCTGCAAGAGTTGTCGGGTCCCGATGCGTTGATTGCCATCAAAACGGCGATGGACGAAGCCAACGTTCCAATGAAAAGCCAGATATTTTATCTGGAGAGTATCGCGAACGATGCCTCGGCCTTGATGCCATTGCTTGAAAATCAAGGCCAAAAGCTCTTTGAGTTGACCAAAAAGTACGACGATTTGAACGTGTCGATGTCGGAGTATGACATTGAGAAATTCAAAGAGATGGACCAAAAGCTCACAGATGTTGGTCTTAAACTTCAACGTTCTTTTGCTAATGGTGTATTGGGCGCTAGTGAACAGATAGATTGGTTTACCGATCAGCTCGTCGTCTCAGTTGACTATTGGGGCGCTCTGTTCGACAGCATGAGCGATAGCCCTAAAACTAAAAATGGCTTACTGAAGAAACTTGGTGATGCTCGCGACGAAGCGAGAACCGTCAAGATAGAGCTTGAGAGAGCTCAGAAAGCTTTAGAGGGCTTGCAGGCAACAGAAAGAAGTGCTGAAGGCAATGTTGAAGTTCAAGCACGTATGGCTAACTCGCGCTTTAGTGAAAGAGTTAGCGCTCAAGAGTCCAAAGTTGCCAAGCTCGCTGCAGAGTATGAAGCGCTCATCAATACCGTTGATAAGTATCAGCGCCAATATGAAGACCAAGAGCTTGGTTTTAAACGTGATGGTACGGGTGATGACAACACCAAGCCACAACCGCCGATTCGGACTTTAAAAGACGATCCTAGCGTTGGTAAAGCGCAAGCCTCTGGCGCATCGCGCCTAGCATCGCTTGATATGCAGTACGCGAGTGAGCGTGAAAAACTCATCTTAGCGCATGAGCAACGCTTGCGTGACATCGAAGAAATGCAGGTGTCCGAGCAAGAGTTAAAGCGTCGTGGCTTTGATACCTTGGAAGCGCTAAAAGCTGAGTATCGTGACCGTGAGACAGAGTTCTATCTAAATGCAGAAAAGACGCGTAAAGATTTAGAAGATGATGCTTTGGAAGCATCAATCGAGTCTTTTGCTAAGAGTGAAGAAGCCAAAACCGAAAAGGCCAAAATCGAAGCTGAAAAACGGGCGTATCGTGAAGAGCGCTTGATGCAAGAGCGCGTTCGAGGCATGAGCAACTTCCTCGGTCAAATCTCTCAGTTGCAAAACAGTGAAAACAAAAACGCCGCTCGTATTGGTAAAACCGCAGCGCGTTTCCAAATCATGCTCAACGCTTATGAGTCAGCGTCAGCCGCCTACAAATCTTTAGTTGGCATTCCTTATGTTGGGCCTGGTCTTGCAGCTGCTGCCGCAGGCTCAGCAATGGGGTTTGGTTTATCCATGGCCAGTAAAGTCGATTCAATTTCGAACATGGCGCACAACGGGATATCTGAAGTTCCGATGTTGGGTGGTCGTATGGAATCCGACTGGACGTTAAAAGCAGGTGAGCGCGTTTATACCAACGAGTCCGCTAATCAAGTAGACCAAATGTATAGCGCAATCATGGCTATGCACGTCAGCGGTTTTCTATGAATGACCCGTCAATGGTCTACCAAAACCGCATGGCCGCGAACGGGAGCGGAGCCAGCGCCCAACCTTGGACCATCATTATTCATGAAGCCGAGCCTGGTACTCACGCTGAGATTGATGACGAGAACAAAGTCCTCAACATCATGATGAAGGATGCGCAAAGTGGTGGGAAATACTTTAGCTACATCTCTAAAACGCTTGGCGTTCAGCCAGGAGGATTCAAATAATGGCAACCGTCAAACCTGAAGTGTTGGCACAATTGAACCCGAACGTGATCCTTTACCCGTGCAAGTATTTTGGTAACGGCATATTGCCGTTGCCAAAATCCAAAGGTATCAGTATCAACATGGCCAAACGGTCATACGCTCAAAGATGGATTTGGGCTTGGCCACCATGCGTCGTCGCTCTCGCATAGCCCCTGCTGAATTTGTCTTACCATTCCGGTTCACCGGAGAGCAAAAAGAGGTGTTCGAGAGCTGGGTATTCAATGAACTGGAAGCAGGCGTGGAGTGGTTCTATTTGCCGCTTCGAACGGGCGACTACGACCTTGAAGTACATAAGTGCCAGTTTACCGCCACACCAGGCGAGGACACCCCATTCGTTTATAAAGGTGGTCGCAAAGACTTTGGTTCCATATGGGAACTTAAAGCCAAAGTGCAAACCTTCCGCGCTTTAAAACTGGAGCGCTACACCGCTCGCGTACTTTCCCGAGATACTTTATCTGGCATCGAAAAGGCCGCGTTAGCTGCCGAAGAGGCCGTATTCAAAATGCCATAGCGAGGCAAACGTGATCATAGCAACGATTGAATATCAGCACCCCTCCTTACCAGGAGGGGTGTTGCGTTATGTGAAGGACGGAATTGACCTACATGCCGGAATTGAGTCAGGCGAGTGGGTGTGGTTCACAGCAGGCCAGTTTGCTTTTCAGTTGCCCGACAAGGCAACCAAAGGGCAAGAAGCTCTCACCGTGGCCGCGCCCAATACCGACCTCACGCTCTCCAAGGCGATTGAAACCGCCAAGCGACACGAACCCGTGATTCCAGTCGTGAGCATTTACCGCGAATACGACACCGACGACTTGAGCAAGCCGCGCAACAAGCGAATACGACTCACCATGTCCTCGGCCAAAATTACCACCATGACTGTGACCCTCACGAACTCATGGAAAGATTTGACCAACCGACGCTTCATGCGCCCGATTTACAACAACGTTACGCACCCAGGATTGATGTACATATGAGTAAACCATCCATGATTGCTTACTTTAAATCGCTGCCAGATGGTCACTTTCCGGTGGACGGCTGCGTCCTGCTTGTTCGTGAGGCATGGCAGCGTTTCTTGCACCTTGAAAATTTGCCCAAGCATATGGACCAGTTTGTCACACCAGACTACGCCCATGAGCTGATTGATGGCTATCAAGGTCAGTTAATCGAACCCATTCCAAAGCCAGAGCACCTGTGCATGGTCGCCGCCTCTGGGAAAGGCAAATGGCATTGCGGCGTATTCTCCGCCGAGCAAATGCCAGGTTATGTCATCCATACCCTTGGCTGCACCGTCAAGATTGAACCGTTAAACCAGTTCCGCCGCCGATTTGATACCGTGGAGTTTTATCGTCATGCCACACATTGTCGAGTTTCAACATCCGATACGAAAGGATAAACGCAAGGTTCACACCGTCTGTGCTGGCACTCGCTTGTCGGATTGGCTAGAAAAACACTTCCCGAACCAAACCTTCAATGCCACTTTAAATTTTAACCGGCTCGATGATTTCAATGTGATCATCGGCGAGCGTGATGTAGTGAGTATTCGGCCTAAAATCGGCTTTGGTGTGGATTGGCTTCTCTATGCTGCGTTGGCCCTGTCAGCGGCCTCTGCTGTCTACATGTACATGAACATGCCGGACATGAGCGGCAACCAGAACACCAAGCAGGCCAGCTCGGTGTACAACTACAACGGCCAAGGCAATAAGCCAAAACTTGGCAACCCCGTTCCAGTACGTTATGGGCGCATGCCGCATTACCCTGACATCATTGCCCCAGATTGGTGGGAGTACGAAAACAACGAGCAGTATTACTACCAGACCTTTTCTCAGGGCATCGGCAAGTTTCTTTACCATCGCCACGTTATTGGTGAGACGGAAATCAAACCAGACAACCCCGACATTGAAATCCGAGAATATAAGCCTGGTGAAGTGGTGGATCATTTCCATCACATCGTCTGGACCTCCAAAGAGGTCGGTTCATCCGATGGCCAAGGCGGCTTGAAGCTCGATGGCGTGACCTCGGATTGGGTCGCAGAGACCAGCAGCAACGAAGCGCGTTTTCGTGGCAAGGTGGTCGAGCTGTGGTCTAACTACAGCATCCACACAGGCAATGGTGATTACACGTCGACATTGCGCCGTGATAAGTGGCCGTGGGATGCAGGTCAGCATGTGGTTATCACCTCTACTTCTCAGGAAAGTCTCTACTTTGAGGGCAACATCCACTTTCATGATATGGGCGATGATGGTGACGTTATCGACCCTGAAGAGCTGCCAGACGAAATTGAAAACCCATTAGGTTGGGGTTCGTTAGCGGTGAATGATCGGATGATAATCACGGGCGCAGGGATCAACTCGGGTACCTACATTGTCACCGCTTTGCTTGCAGGAAATCGTATTCGGGTCAAACCGGATGGTGGTACTGAAGTTACGCGATTCCATCCTATGACCAACGTCTATGTTCGGATTTATGAGGCGGTGGGTAATGATGGTACCTACGTGTGTAAAGACAGTAACGGCACTCTAGCCTTGGTGGATTCCATCACATTGGAAGAAGTACCTGGTTGGAATGGCTTTATTACCTTAGATACGCCTAGCGCAGAAATTTCGGTGTTAGAACGGGATCGAGAAGCTGAATGGGTCGGTGACTTTCTTTGTGTTCCTAGCAATGCGACCGCGCTTGATGTGGGACTGGATTTTATCTTTCCTCGCGGCCTTGGCACCATGAACAAGAATGGTGACATCAACGCTCGAACGTGTGAATGGCAAGTGCGTGTGCGGCCAGAGGGCACGAATCAGGCTTATCAAACCCATAAGTTAACCCTGACAAAGGGCGATAACACGCCGCAGCGCATCACCGTTTGGCTGAGTGAGGAAATGGGACTCGCACCAGGGCGTTGGGAAGTGGGCTGTCGTCGTCTGAGCACCGTCACCAAAGCGACTAAAGTGTTTGATGAAGTGCAGTGGATGGGGCTGAAGTCCGTCATTCAGAAAACCTATACGAATGAAAAAGAGTCCATCATCACGCTGAAAATCAAAGCCACTAACTCGCTCAGTCAGCAGGCCAATAGCCAATACTGGAATGATTCGACGCGCATCCTGCCTGTTCGCCAAGACGACGGCAGGTATGTAGAAGAGCCAACTCGCTCCATTGCGGATGCGGTCATTGATGCTTGCCGCAATGATGTGTACGGGGCAGGGCTAGAAGACGATGCCATTGACCTAGATACCTTGCTGGCTTACCGAGATAAATGGGAATCGCGAGGTGATAAGTGTGATGGCCTATTTGACCAACCGACCACGTTTTGGGAAGCGCTACGTAGGCTACTCGAAACGGGACGCGCTTACTCTCGCATCGAGCTTGGCACGGTCAGCATGTGGCGCGATGAGCCAAGAGAAACGCTGTGCAAACCATACTCCCCCGTGAACATGACGCCAGACAGCTTTTCTGTCGACATCGACATGGTGAAGGAAGATGACTACGACGGCGTCGAAGTCGAGTGGTTCAATCCTCAGTCTCGAAAATCTGAAACCTATTGTGTACCTTACCAGGCAGAACGGCTACAACCCGAACCCACTTAAGCTGAACTTTGTCACCAACGAAGAGCAGGCCAAAAGGGAAGGGCTATTCCATGCCGCTGTGCAAGCCTACCGCCGCACCAACATTGACTTCACCACCGACATGGATGGATGGGAGTCGAACTACGGTGATGTGATCCCGGTGGCGCACGATGCGGTGAGTTGGGGCGCGTCGGGCAGGTAATCGAAACGCTAAACGCCGCCGATGGCAATCAATACCTGCAGCTTTCGGGACTGTTGGAATGGGAACCAGGTAAGCAGCATTATTTGCTGTTTAACCGAGGCAACAAAGGAACGCATGGCCCGTACCGAGTCGAACCGACTGAGGCGCCAGATATTGTCATTCTGGTCGATGAGCCAACCGAAAAGATCATCGCCGTGGGTGAAAAGGGCAAAAAGCCAAGCGAATACATGTTTGGCCAAGCCGACACCATGTATAAGAAATGCATCCTGCAGCAAGTCAAACAAAAAGGGGAGTTCGAGGTCGGCTGCGCCGCTATCGAAGACGACCCTCGCGTGGATGCCTACGCATAAACTCAAGCACTCAATGCCCAGCCATCGCGCTGGGCTTTTTTATGAGGTTTATTCATGACCCAGAATATTGAACAACGCACACTTGTTGCTGCTGCAACAATGGAAGCGTCTGCTAAAGCTGTTAATGAGATCGCAAACACTGATCGAGTGGTCCAAACCCCAGTTGGTCCGAGAAACTCCTTCCCCAAGATAGTGAGAGAGTTTGATGAAGAGTCAACTCGGTTAAAAACAGAGTGGAATGATACCTCCTCGAAACTTCAGCAAGATTGGGGGAGTGAATCTCATCGTCTCAAAGAAGATTGGAATCAAGAGTCAGAACGCCTCAAATCTGAATGGAATAATGACAGCGTTACAATTCGAGAGTCTTGGCAGCAAGAACGCAATGAGTTCAGTGTTAAGGCATTGGGCGTTAAGCTTTGGGAAGTGGGGCAATCAGAAACCAATATTAATCAACAGCGTCGCTGGACAGACAATCACACGTATCTGCCTAAGGTAGTACCTGCTGTGATGACCAGTGATGGTCCTGATGATAATTGGGTGGCGTTCACCGCAGATAAAGATGACATTTTAAATGATGTTTTTGGTCGCAAGCCAGCCGTTCTAGTCGCTGGGTTAACATTGACGCCAGATGTGAATGAAGTCTACCCAAAACTGTTGGCGTATGGGAAAACGTGGGAGCTGAACAATAGCAACAAGCAACTTGTTGTGGATACGTTTAGCGAAACCTCAGAAGGTCAGCTGCTCATTCACTTAACCGACAACACTACGGTTGTTGCATTCAAAATGACAGGCGCTAGCCGAACGTACGTACATGATCAACTTCTTAAATCGGAAGACAGAGTCGCTCAAGCGTTAGTTGACCAAAATGGTAAGGACTGGTTCATACAAGATGGGTTCTTAGTGACTCCTCAGTTTGATACGTTTCAAGTAAAGGGTGGGTTGGCTACGTATCTGGAAATCGTATTTCCTTGGATTACAACCGAAGCATTCAGGTCACTAGCAAGCCATCGTTTGTTTATGTTGATGCCTATAAAGAAGTGTTGCCCACTGGGGATCAAATCACACGCTTTGACTTTGTTGTCACACCAGAAGAAAAAGACGATTACGCTTCTGAACTTGGCGTTAAGCATTTTGTATGCAAGATAGCTGAAATCTTTGCCGACGGTTCTGTTAGCGATTTACGTTCAGATGGGGAGAGTGCAGGTAAAGAATGGGCATCCAATCAAGACCATCACACCTTAGAGCAATCAGCGAACTTGAAGGTTTATCCGCGTAGTAAAAACCTTTCGATAGGTGATGCGATACCGCAAGGTTTTAATGGGTTAAGAATTGAAGATAAGGTCTATCGAATTTCTTGTTCGGGCACCGTCGACTTTATCGATGCAAACCTTACGTACATTGTTGTTGATGGTCAGAAGCGCTACTTGCAGCCCTGCATTGATGGGCAAAAGCTGTATTCAATCGATAACTTAGTTAACTACTTTGGTCGACTGGGGTGAAAAAATTAACTATGCCGCCGAATTGTGTCGAGCGGATTCTTTAACGCTATGGATACCAAATAGCATTTATAAATTTCACTCAACGATCGAGCTTAGAGATATTGATGTTCAGTGGGATGGTAAGTTGGAGCTCTGCACAAACACCATAGGGCTCATTCTTAACTACAATGTCAACCTTAAAGGCAACCCTCGAATCATTCGCTCCAAGGATCTCGAACTTTTTGACCAGACGATGGTTTTGTTAACATCACCAGGCTCTATCGTTAATGGTTCAAGTAAAACCAAAGGATGTGTGGAAAACAAGATTGAACAGCTACAAATCCTGAATGGTTGGATTGACTACGACAGCCACGATCATGGCGTTGTCATTGATAGTTCGAAGTTGACTGGTCAAGGTTTGATGTTACTTGCTGGTAGTTGGGTTCTCGGTTTAACTCCATTCGAACCCATGAATTTGTTTGGCGAAATTATATCAACGATGTGTTTGTTGATGGATTTGCCTATCCCTATGTTCTCCAAGCAGTGA